TTCATCATTCTTTATTTTTTTATCTACATTTAAGTAGTTTTTTAATGCAACTTCGTTTTTTGGTTTTACCTTATAGTATTTTCTCAACTTAAATCAGGCGTTAAAAAATCGTCTAGTGTTATTCCTCTTTTGTCTTCTTGGTTTATTTCTAAATTTATTCCCGAATAATATGCGTCTTTGTCTGGCGAAATATCAGCCCCCGAACTTGTCGAATATTCTGCAAAGCTAGAAGTATTGTTTACTATATAGTCTATTAGTCTTTGAGTATAGAACTCGGCAGTATTTCTAATTTCTTCTCTTAGGTGTTGTGCTTCGTCTGTGCTTAAAGCTGTTCCTGTTTCAGAGGTCTTTGAGTATATATTTCCATTAGATACTTTGAACCTTAAAAATGGAAGGCACTCGTAAAAACTCCAGTGAACTAAAGCGTCCTGTATGTAATCGTCCACAAGCGTTTGATAAGCACCTGTTAAACTACCTGCTGTAATTTTAGTTTGTAATGCTTCAAACAAGTCCGTGCCTAACTTGGTTTCAATATATTTTTTCTGTGCGACCTTAATGTAGGGGAGCAGATAAGACATATCTAAATTGCCACCTAGTGCAGTAGAATCCTTTATCTTGTTTTCTGATATGAATAAAACGTATGCCATAACTCTATTTTATAAATCCTTTATTAGCCATTCTCTTAGGTGGTTTTGAAACTCTTGCGTCATTCGCTTTAGGGTAAAACCCTTTGTTTCTTGCTTTTGTTATACCTACTATTGAAGTAGCGTCTTTTAGTTTCTTACCTCTTGCTTCACCTAACTTAAAGAAGTAGATTTTCCTCAACCAATAGTGATGGCAGTTGCCACCACCTTTAAAGTAGAAGATATTGTAATTGTCTGCACCACCTTTACCCCAACCTTTATTTACCCCCATCTTCTCCATTCTTAAAATATCTTCCTTACGGTAAATTTTTGAAGCTGACATCATTTTCTTGCAAAATTCTCTTGATTTTCCTGACTTTCTTGTAAGAAAACCATCTTCTACATATTCGTATCTTACCCTATAAAGATTGTATTCTCTATCAAACCCTTCTTCACCTATTTCGGATGAAGGGGCGTCAGGATAAGCCCTACCTACTGAAGCAAACCTTACTTTATGCTTTGCGTTTAGTTCTTTTTCAAAGTCAAAATCTTCTTCTTCAAACTCTACTATTTCTTCATCTATTAAGTCGTAACCGTCAGGTTCGTCTTCACCGTATTGCTCTATAAAGTTATCAAGTTCTGTTGTTTCTTGACTAAATTCTTCATTAGCAGTTTCTTCGTTATCTGATAAAGGTTCAAGCCCTAATTCACCTCTTAGTTCATCCTGCGTCATAACTGATTTAAGAGTATCGTTATCAAACTTAGTAGAAATAGGTGTAAACTGCTTGATAGATACAGGTAGGTTCATTTGATTTACCTCAAAGATTTTAGCTAAAGTTTTTAAGATATTTGCTTGGAATGGCTTTATTACTGTGTTAAGATAAAGTTCATAAGAGGTGCTTATTTCTTCTGCATTATTACCAAACCCTGAACCATCACCTTTAATTCCAAAAAGCATTGGACTAACTACTCGGTGTCCTGTAAGAATGTTTGAAACGAGAAGTGATTGGAGTGCTAAAAATTGTTTATCCTGATTAGATACGCTTATTGGTGTTATAGTCGGTTCTCTTTCTTTACTGTCTGAAAAAGTAAGTACGAATTTTCCTGCATTAGTAGCACCTGAAAACTTATCGGATATTTGTTTTTCTACTTGAATTCTTTCTTCCCTAGTCGGAACTCCATTGTTAAAATTAATGAAAAAGCTACCTGCAAATCCATTCTTTATATTAGCTAGGTGAAACTCGCTTACATATTGGTCGGTCAAACACCAATTAGTACAACCTGAATAGTCAGGAGTGCCATAGACTTGCATAGAAGGGCTGTAAAGACTTGAATACAAGATTTGACTAGGGGAAGTCCTATCTTTTAAGTTAAAGGCAGGTACAGCTTGTGGCTTGTTATTTTTGTGTCTAGGGTTAGACCAATCAGCCGATACAAAGTAAGTATCTACAACACCCATTTCGTTGGGTACTCCTGCCCTAATTTTTTCAACTCCTATGTGGTAAATTTCTGATATTTCTGTTCTGTCCTTTGACCAAATAATATTAAGTGCATAAGCCCCGTGAAGTTTAAAGTCAAAGGCAATTTTAGTTATAACCTCTTGTAGTGTTTCGTGAGAATTTGCAGAGGCCATAAACTTTTTAAGTCGTACTAAAGCGTCTAAATTAGTTTCATCTTCAATCGTTAGCCCCTGCCCTGCAATCATAGCAGCCGTCTGGTTGATAATGGCAGCATTTGTAGAACTGTTGTAGTAAAGGTCAATAATAAACTGTGGGTAGAGGTTACGATATTCTTCAGTTCCGTATTCAATCCAATCTTTACCGTATGCTTCTTTTATAACAGGTGAAGTTTGAGCCGCTAATTCTACTATACTTATTTCTAATTTATTCTTCGTACCATCCATTGTCTATGTTATTTATTATTTCTAGTAATTCTTCGTTTGTATAAGTGTTAGTAGAAAAAAAGTAGTCAGGTGTTTCCCCTTCCCATTTTACGAAAGTCTTAGTCCCGTCCAAATTGTAGCGTAAAGTTTCTTTTGAAGTTTGTAATACTTCGTCAAAGTTTATATTATCAACTTCGCTACTATCTATTATTACATATTTTTTTTCCATAATTAAGGTGTTTCCCTAGCCCAAACAGGGGAATTAGTTAAAGTTCCTGTATTTACTTTTCCTGAAGCGTCAAAAGCTGAAGTTCCTGTACCTTCGTCTAGTTTCCAATAAGCTACAAGACCATCCGTTCCTGTTAAATCAACAGGGTATCTACTATTATACAAAAAAGAAACATCAGCTACATTATTAAATATTGAAACTTCGTTTATATATCCTTTAAAAAATGCTGCGTCAGAAGTTGAAAGTTTAGCTATATCTGCTTTATCTAAAGTTCCGCTAAAAGTTCCATTTATTGCAACAGTTTGTTTTAAACTTCCGTCAAAATAAAGCTTTAACTCCCCTGCACCACTAGCTGCCCCTGTGTCCCAAGTTCCTACTAGATGGTGGAAATTGTTATCAGTTTCAAAATCTGCATCTACATATTCTGCTATATTATTAGTACCACCTCTCTTATTTTGGAATTTTAATTTAGTATCGTCATCTTTCCACCATAGTCTAAAAAAGTTACTTGTATCAACTGCTACTTGTATCATAGTTGAACTAGCACCCATAGGTAGCCCCCTAACCCAAATAGATATAGTACCCGTTGCTGTTGAAACATCATTTGCAACTGCATCTATTACAATGTGGTCATCTGTTCCGTCAAATAAAACAGAATAAGTATCGTGATAAACATTATTGCTTATATTAAGTGCAAGACCTAGTTTCATTAGTTGCTAGTGTCTTCGTCAGCTTCAGTATAACCTATTGCAACTCCTGATGTGGTCGTTAAAGCAGTAATCCGACCATAAATAACTGTTCCTGCTGGAATCGTAATATCTTCTAAAGCTGTTTCGCCTGTATGACCTGTCATAGTTATAGCAGTTATTACGCTAGTAGTTATAAATTGAACAGCGTAAAAATCTTCACCTGTTAATGCAGAAGCCGCAAAAACTTTACCCCCTGCTTTTCCTAACTGCTCTCTTAATAGTGCGTTGTTGTTGTCTATTAAACTCATAATTTATTTATTTTATTTTTAATTTGTTCTTTAATTCGTCCAAATATAATTAGTTGATGAAGGTTCAGGGTGTTCTGTGTAAGTTATTTGTTCGCTTCCGTCTGTTTCAGTAACATAAAGTTTCCCCGTTTCTACTAAGCCCTGTACTACTCCTGTATTGTCATTTATCTGCAAAACTTGGTTTTCATCTGAAGGGGCTTGTTCACTATTAAGAGATACTGTACCAATCCAACTAACTTCGTATATTTGATATTTCCAATACCCAAACGGCTTGAAGTTTACTTCACCTGTGTAAACATTTTCAGTTGTATTATGTCCTATGGTTACTTTTGTATAACGTTGATAAGTTCTTGTACTGTCGTTATGTACTTGACTTTGACCGTAAGCATAAACTACTCTCTTATCCATATCGTTTGTGAACTTGAATAAAAGTCTAATCTGACTTGAAGCAACTGAAGTGTTTATTCTCTTTTCTTCTGTTGTAACTCTAAAAGTACCTGTTGAACCGTAAGTAATGTGTAGCATATTCTCTTTGTTATTATATAATAGAAAATCTTTGTAAATATTTGTATTTTGTTAATATCTAACTCCATAAAACAAAAAAGGGTGCATTACGCACCCCTTTAAGATTATGAAAACAAAGTCCTAAGACTAAGAAGTTTTTTAAGATGTTACTATTGTACCCATTGTAAAGTCAGCGTGCCCCAATCCAGCACCAGCAGGATTGATAACTTCTAACATTGGTTCATTTTCAGAACCTTCTAGTGTCCAATCATATCCGTTAAAATCTCCAAGTGCAACTCCTGAAGCACCTGTACCTGACATTAGCTCTAAGCCATTTGTAGCACCTAAACAAAGAAAAGTATTGTAACCATCATCATTAAGTTCGTTTAATTCAGCAAACACTATAAGTCGGTTTTGTGCTAACATACGTAACTCATTTTGATATTCTTTACTTAGTTTGTTAAATTTCAAATTGCAAGAATGAGTGAAAAAAACAGTACCCGACTCTGAAGAAGCATTTATGGTTTCTGTAATACTCGCTACACCACGCTTACAAGTGTATTTAAACAAAGTATCTGAACCCATTTCAATATCGGTAACTTCACCACCTGAAGCAGTTAAAGTAATTTCTTCAAACTGTCCTAAGTAGATAGCTTTCACACCGCCTATTCCATCTCGGCAACCTATCGAATGTCCTTTTATTAAATCACAAGCCATTATATTTTATATTTTTTTATGTAACATATTGATTGTCAATAAGTTACTAGTTACTATTACGATTGGAATGTGAAGTCAGAAGCAACACCTGTCTGTACTCCTGCTGTCCATTTTGCAACCATTCTTATATTATTTGACCCGTCCAAATCAGACATATCCAAAACTTTCAAAGACGTATAATCCATATCTAGTTTTGTTGAAGTTCCAAAGAAGAAATTTCCTTTTTGTCCTGCATACATTTCGTCATCAGCGATTGCTGGGCAGATGGCGAGTTTTATTCCTTCAAATTCTGGTGTGTATTCTCCCATATGATTAAAAGGAAATGCACTTAAAGCAGAAATTGCAGATATGTAAAATCTATACGCCTTTTTATTAAGATAGATATATAAATCTTCTTTTCCGTAAACATTTGCCGGAACAGCTTGTGCTAAAGAAGCTAAATTAGCAATAATGTTTGCTTGTGTATAAGCACCTGTAACTGAATCTGCTGTCATTCCTGAAGTAACAACCTTGTCAAATTGTCCTGAAGTTGCTGTTGCTCCTGTCCAAATACTCTGCTCGATACTGTCTGCAATAGAAGCAGTCAAGTAACTCATAGCATAAGCCACAAAGTCATCTTGTTGGTGGTAACTCCAATCTGAAAGCATTGTTGTTTTGCAAACATCAATATTAACTTGAAACGGCTCTACAAATAAAACCGATTCAGTTAAAGTTAATGTTGCTGAATTTTCTGTAAAGTTACAAGAAGCGTCTTTTACTAAATCTGCCCCTGCTACTTTGTTAATTACTTCTTTATGATTAACCGAATCTCGTATCGTCATAAACTCTAAAGAAGCTGCTGTTTTTAAAGCGGCTGAAACGTATGCACCTGCGTGAGTTCCGTTATAGCTGCTTGATGTGATTGTTAAAGCCATTTTATTTAATTTTTATTTATTAATTATTTTTTATATTGTACCAATATTTCTCTTGTCGTGTAAGCTCCCTGTATTCTTTCTTAGATAATGTAGTTGAACCATTATTAGAACTGTTGTTGAATTTAGAAGTCTTTATAGGTTTAGAAGCAGGTTCTTTAGATAGTTTTTCAACCTCTGATTTTAAATCTTCTTTTTCAGTTTCAAGATTTCCGTTCGCTTCTTTCAAGTCGTTAAGTTCAGATTTTAATTCTTCAATATCTTTTTCTGTCTTAGCTACTAATTCATCTACAATAGTTTTTACTTCATCAATAAAAGCTACTTTGTCAAATTCAACTTCTTTAGTTTCTTTGATTTTTTTAGGTTGTCTTTCAGTTTCTTCAGACGCTTCTACTTCTTCTTCAACTTCTTCTTCTTCAGTTTCTTCATCTTCACTTTCGTAAAGTTCTGCAACGATACCTTCTTCTTCTACTGAAAAGCCCTGTCCGTCAGCCGTTTCATATTCGCCAACAGGTAAAGGCATTTGAGTACCGTCTTCTGCTAGAACAGAAATAGAAATTCCAACAGCTAGTTCGTCTGCTTCAGAAACTATAATAGTTCCATCTGCTAATTTGTCTTGGTATTCAAGATTAACTTCTTTGTCAAGTCCAAGTGCTTTTAAGATTTGTTTCTTTAATTCCATAATTTTATATTTTTTTTTCTTTTTTTT